AAGTGAATAAATCTCCAAGATATTCTTGCTTATATTGTGTCTGTGAACGCACACCAACTTGCTCTGCTAGAACTAGAGCATCTTTGTGCATTAGTATGCCAACACGCTCAGTACCTCCACCAGAACTGCCAGTACCACCGCCTGAAGCAGCAGTATCACAGTTAGTTGAGATGAATACATCGACACCATAGATTTGACCAATCTTGCCTGTTTTAAGGGCATCGCCAGAACCAATGTATGCTTGTTCTGTGAATCGGTTAATACCTAAAAGGTCATTAGCACATACTGGTGGAACAATCAAAGAACGATTGTCCATCGGTACATCTGCATTATCAAGTACAAGTATCAATGCACGCAGACCATCATCATCTAAGTCTGCCTCATTTGTACCTGACCAAAGAGTAGTGCCAGAACCGATATAAGCAGTAGTATAACTGCCATCAGTAGTCGCACCACTTTGGAAACCCTCTCCTAAATCAATTAGGTCGGAGTCCACTTGTTTTGCCAGAGCGTAGCCAGCATCGTCAGTATAAAACTTCCTCATGCTTGCGAGTGCCTGTACCTCTGCGATATCCTCAATTAATTTTGAGTATTCGTAGTGTTTATCTAAAGATACATCTACAACACTATTAGTAGCTGCTGATAATGTAACTTGTGTGTTTGCTGCTTTAGCACTAGCTGAACCTCTTGAGGGAACTGGGATATGTATTGTATCTCCCTTCTTCCCTTTATGGTTTAGTTTAGTGACTAGATTAGCAACCACTAAGTTCGACTTATACGCACCTATAACTTCATCTGACCAGAGTTCAGGAATGAAGTTACCAGCGATAGTAGTCGTGACTTGGTTTGAACCTAAAGCCATTTTACTTCTCCTTTATAAATGATTATTTAACCCTACCTTCTGCATACGCTGCATGAATTTCATCAGACAACGACTCATATCGGTTAGGGTCTGTAACTTGAAGGTTGATTAAATCAGACCTTCTATACATTTTCTTGCCACCTACAGAAGATGTAGAACGAGTTTCTGAAACGGTTTTTCGTAATGCCTTTCCTGCTTTAGCCTTCTCTTGCTTTTGAACTTCCTTAGTCTTATCAATCATATTGATTTTGTCATAGGTATTAAATAGTTCAATAGCATAATCTGGATTATATTCAGTATCAGCTTTACGGAGCATTTCTGTTCTTATCTTGCTTTTGCCCACCCAATCTTGAAACGACTTGTCTGCAACTCGCTTTTCCCAATCTGGATAAGCCTTTTCTAACACACTTAATTGTTGTTTTTGTGCTGATAAGACTCTTTCTTCTTTAGCCCTTAGTACATCTGGATGATTTTCTATTGCTGAATTAACTGCATTTGCAGGGTCAGAATAAAAAGCATCTTCAAAACTAACTGCTTCTTCCTGTGGCTCTTCTATAGTAGTTTGTTTGTTTTGTGCCTCAAGTAAACTTTGGATTAGCTTCCGTTGTTCTCCAACTTCAGCACCTTGTTTACCAAATGCCTGTTCGACATTCTGATGCATTTCAATAACCTCTTGTATTGATTTGCCCGCATACTTTTGGGGAATTTCATGTTCAGTTTGTTCGGCTTCAACATTACCTACTGCCTCCGTTTCTACCTCTTGTACTGTTTCTTCTTGAACTTCCTGTGTTTCTGTTATGGGTTCATCTACCTGTGGTGTTTTTTCTACTACTATACTCATTTTTTTCTCCGCCCTCTTGGGGTTGTGAAGTTATATTATGTTGGATTCTCGTCTTGAGATTCTTCCAACGCTAGGTTTGTTGCTGACTGTAAACTTAGAATTAAATTTATAATCAACAACTGACCCTTGGCGTGCCAAAGGTCTTGCTCAGAGTTCATAGTGCCGATATTACTAGCACTATTCTCTAAATTCTTAAAATCTTCTATTAAGTCATGCCATCCCTCAGTTTCCATCATGGACAGCCTATCCTCTAGGAACTTTATATCGGTTTTTGGCATAACTTATTGTATTCTTTGTCTTATTGGTACTTCTCTACCTGCGGCTTTTGCCTTTGCCAAGTTTAATATGGTTTCAGACTTTAAGTGTTCTACCTCTGGAGCGTTTCTTGCTGTTTCAGAGTGTTGTCTTGCCACATCTGCCTTGGTTTTCTCTAATTTAATAGCCCTTTCCGCCATATTTAATTGCCTATCTGCTGCATCAAACTCGGTTGGTTGGTTCAACATCGCATCAGAAGCCCACTTCATAGCCTTGGCTTTTTCTTCTTCTGCCTCTGCTAGTGTTTTCTGAACATTTGCCTGTGCTTGTTGCATTTGTACCTCTAGTGCCGCTTGTTGCATTTGTTCTAACTGTGGATTACCTTGTTGTCCTTCTTGTAGGGCGGCAACAATAGCATCTCGGTTATGAATACTGGAATTTTGCAACATAGCCAGTAAAATTACATTAAATGCTTGGCTATCTTTGGGTATAGCCTGTAACATTGATACCATTTGTTGCATTTCTAGTTCTTTTGCCATTATTCCCATAGTGGAATAAGGTACAAACTTATAATCACTAACAGGATAGCGGTCTACATCAAACTGTATCTTTCTCCACATAGCCTTATTTATCATTGGGATAAGGAATGTGTTTTGAAAATTCATTAGTGTGCGTTTCTGTCTTTTAATTGAGGCAGACTGCATCATGCTCATGCCCGATGCTGTTTCTTGCTGTGGCATAGACATATCAGCACTACCTGTTCCCATTTGAATCATGTTTTGTAGACTAGCAACTTGATTAAATGTAGATGGGTCTGTCGTTCCCATGTCTAAAGGCATAATAGCCTCTCTAGGTGAACCATTTGTTAGTACAGTCTTACCTGTACGAACCTCAAACTTCGTTCCCCTTGGTAATCTAGTCGCATCTGCCGCCATCATAGGCGTAGTAGTCATCGCCAAAGAGTCAATTCTCGCCCTCATTTCAGCATCTAGTGCTTTTTGAGGGTTATATCCCTTCTCACAAACACCCCTACCCCAGAATTTGTTGGGAACTATGTCATGTTGATAGGAAATAAAGGGTCTATCAACCATCATAAAGGCGTTTTCCTCTACTCTAAGGATATATTCGTCATTACATATCGTAACAACCGCCTCAACTAATTCATCCTTTTTGGAATACTCGAAGTCATCTTTATCAGCCTTCTTTTTAAGGAATCTTTTAGGTACTAAGCCCCAATATTCAGTAATTTTTACAGAATCAGACTCATCTGCCTGTCTTGTTTCGTATTCATAGCCCATATTAACAGTATCATAATCCCCATCCAGAGGGCAATCTCTATATGCCCCAGATTGAATACCAGCAACTACATGGTATCTGGGTTTAATTACTTCGTGGGCAACACCTAACGCCTCATCTATAGAATTTGCAGCGGGGTCAATAAGAAATTCTTTCGGGGATATGGGTTCTATACGAACATCTATAATAGGGTATTCTCTAACTTCCCTACTTCCTGTCATTGAGCCAGCAATAGGTTCTTCTACTGGTGCTCTTTCTATATTTTGGTCTACTAAAACCTTTGCAATACCCGTTCCGTAGATTGCTCCGTTAAGAAATACCTCTGCAATCGCATCCTTAACACCCGTTTTTTCTAAATCTTCTTGTAAAAGATTACGGACATATTCTGCATCTTGTGGCTCTTGGTCAAGCATATCATCTTGCAAATCGAACCATTTTCCTCGCCCAAATGTTGCTTCTTCTAGTTCTGCAACACTTGATTCAACCGCTTGTTGTAGGGCTGGGGCAATAATTCTTGAGCGTTCTGACTTTCTTAATACATCAGATGAATCCCAAATTCCACGCCATAGCCTATAATATTCATCCCACTTCGGAGTATAGTTAATTTCTCTATGGGTTCTCCAACCCTCAAGTCTAAAAGTTAACCAACTAGCAAGGGCTTGGTATTGTTGTTCTTTATTGTCGATAGTTAAATCTCCTGTTTACAAATGAGAATCATTCGCATTAGTGAATACTTTTATTAATTAGTGAATACTTTTATTAG